AATATGGAAGTCTATTGGTTTCTTTTAATTCGTATAGGCTACTATACAACCGTGGTTCGTCGGTAGTCTTATAGACTGCCGCACGTAGCCAACCACTTTCCTTGTCCAATTGGAAATTAGCCTGACGACAATCAAATCCAGCACTTGCTAATTGAACAATAAGGCTGCTCATAGTATAGACATGATACATGCCACTTACCATATTAACATTTATAGTATTGTGTTCTATATGCTGACTTATAGATAATGAATAAGGTATCTCCACAATCAACAAACCGTCTTTACGCAGTAGTTTGTGCCAATGAAACAACGTACCAATAGGGTTCATTGTATGATGTAGCGTATTGTGACACCAAATCAAATCTTGAGATGGTAATTCTATTGTTGAAAAATCTTCAAACCGCCATTGCATTTTTCCAGCAGTTTTAATTTCCATACTTGGAGCAAAATCAACTGCAGTGACATTAAAGTTATATGTTCGCCCATCTGGTCTAGCAAGTGTTGCCCACCATACTGCATCTAATCCAATGCCAGCACCCATTACTGCGACATTTTCTATACCCAACAAATAATCATCAAGTAGCGCAAGATATTCAAGAGTTTTAAGACTGTGTTGATGGCTTTCTTGTGGTGTCATTTTGTTTCCGTTAAATATTGATATACATTATATATTAGGATATTATCATCATATGAAATTATTAATCACAGGCGGTAACGGTTACATTGGAAATTACCTTGTCAAATATTATACAGAATATGGACATCAGGTGTTGGCACCAAGCAGTAGCAAACTTGATTTAACAGACTTGGCGGCTACAGAACGCTATATGGCTGAGCATCCAGTTGACTGTGTAATCAATGCTGCATTTTATGGTCGTGAAATGATTTACAATCCAGATGAAAATTTTTATGTTAAGAACTTTGCAATGTTTGGTAATCTATTGAATCAATCACAACATTACAAGAAATTCATTCATCTTGGAAGTGGATATGAATATGATAACGAGCGCAATATAGATTTTGCAGACGAAGATGATGTTCTATATGTAGAACCTAAACTACCCTATGCTTCACTTAAACATAAGCAAGCAATGCACTTACTTGAACGAGATAACTGTTATAATATACGACTATTTGGTTTAACACATTTTAGCGAACCAAGCAGCAGATTTTTCCAACGGTTGCTAAATGATGATAAAGTAATAATTACCGAAGATCGCAAGCATGACTTCTTTAACTTAGAAGATGTACCATCCGTTATTGATTTAGTTTTAAATAATCAAATTCGACATAAAGCAATTAATTGTGTTTATGAAAACAAATATACCTTAAGCCAACAAGCAAAGATTTTCTGTGAAATAAAAGGTTTAGATTATAATAAGGTTATTGTAGAAAACACAAGCAGCAGAAGTTATACTGGCAGTAATTTAAGAATTAAAGAGTATAACTTACTGCAGCTTGGGTTAGAATTAGCTTTCTTACGGTATTAATTTACGTAGCATTGCAGCATAGTCAGCAAGAACGCTCTCAGCACTATAATCACGATATAGTTTTTCAAGCGGAGCCGTGCCTTGTGCAATGATTTCCTTGATGCTCTTATCTTCAATAAAGATACTTGGTTCAACATTCCAGAAATTACGGAACTGATGACTCTTAGTCATAGCAATAGGACGACGAGCAGCAAGAGCATAGTCAGGCGAACTTGCAATACCCGCACCATCAAGATAATCATAGAAGTAGCAGTTAATAGTATTATGCGCTAGCCAATCAACTACTTCATCTGTTTCCATAAGTTCATGACTAAATTGCAACTCAATGCCTGGTTTAGTAATGATACTTTTTACTTCTTGCACACGAGCATTGGCATTGCTACCAGCATAACCATGAATAAGGTCTTCATAGTATCCAAATGGAATGTGTAAGCGTAGAATAGCTTCATCAAACTCTTCTTGAACCTTGCGAGCAAGACGAGCAATACCCTTATGCGGTGGTCCAAAACCTTGGAAACCAATGATAGGCTTATCGCCATCCTCATAAACATGAGTTGTGGTAGGTGGTAATAGACGATTAGTAATGAATACATGATCATTTCCTACTACGCTTGGATCATCCGCAAGAATATATTGCCAACCATAATTATTATGTGGATCATAACTGTCAGCAAGTGCTTGATACATATCATGCATGATACGAACCTGTGGCACCGTAATTTCACTGCGTGGATGTGGTTGATCCATCCAAGGAGTAGTTCCTGGTGCATAGTTATAAATGATTGCACTTGGTTGCCACGAGTTATAAGCAGCCATTACATCGTTCCACCCATCGGTATATAACACCTGAAACTCATAATCTTGATGAGTAATAAGTGTATTTCCAATAAGGTTACCGATTAGTCCAATACCACACGCAGCCTTGTCGCCAAGGGTTTGTGTTACGAATAATACTCTAGGTTTCATTGATCTGCCTTTACTTGTTCTTCAATCCAACGATATGTTTTTTCAATGTCGCTACGCAAATCTTGTTTAGGCACCCAATCTAGTTTTTCCCTAATAAGATCATTGTTGCTATTGCGCCCACGAACACCTTGTGGTCCAGTAATATGATTAATAATGATATTTTTGCCAGCAATTTCAGCAACCATAGTTACTAAATCATTGATAGAAATAAGATGGTCACTACCAATATTAACTGGACCTTCAAAATCGCTGTCCATTAAACGCATTACACCTTCTACGCAATCATCAATATGTAGGAATGAACGAGTTTGTAATCCATCACCCCATACTTCAATTGATTCTCCATCGTTAGCCATCGCTACTTTACGACAAATTGCTGCTGGTGCTTTTTCTTTGCCACCTTGCCATGTTCCGTGTTCGCCAAAGATATTATGGAAACGTGCAATGCGATTACGCATACCATACTGACGATTATAAGAAAGATAAAGTCTTTCGCTAAACAATTTTTCCCAACCATATTCAGTATCAGGATGAGCAGGGTATGCAGTATCTTCACGACAATCAGGATTTTGTGGGTCTATCTGATTGTATTCATTATAAACACAAGCACTGCTGCTAAAAAATACTTGTTCAACTCCTTGGCGACGAGCAGTATCTGCTACGTTAAGATTAATCTTGGCGCTGTTTGTCATAACATCGGCATCATTATCCACATTACCAATATATCCGATACCGCCCATGTCAGCAGCAAGTTGAAATACACGATCAACCTTTTGGTCAATAATAAAATCAACTACCTGTGGATTGCGACAATCGCCAATGAAAAACTCATCACACGCACTTGGTGCAAATTCAGGTTGTTTCAAATCAACACCACGAACCCAATACCCATCTGCTTTTAATCTTTTGGCAATGTGACTGCCAATAAATCCACCAGCACCAATAACAATTGCAGTTTTAGTCATAATATCTATCCAATACTTTTTCAAAATCTTGTATATAATTTTCGTTACTATATAATTCGCGAAACTCATTGGTAGGTTCTAAACCACGAGCAATCGTATCACGAATACTATTTTTTTCTGCTAACAATTCTTGCTTCCAGTTCATTGTACGATACATATTGCTGTCACTTAGCAACATAGGTTTCATTGCAGTCAAACCACTATCTATACAACTACTAATACCACGACCAGGTTGTGTAGCATATAAAAACATATTAAGATCATTATTATTTAAGAATTTTGCAAGACTATAACGGTCTGGAATAAAATCATGAGTGATATTGACCTTAACATTGGGTTTAGCAATTGCACGACATTGATCTGCTATTTGCTTTGCCAATCCACCTGTCATATCAACATACGCACCATATGAGATGTTGATATTAACTTCAACAGGCTCATCAAACTGCGCATTAACTAATTCAACAATGCGTGGAAAGTTTTTTGTATGCTGACCAAAACCAAATGAGCCAATCTTTAATACTTCGCCAGGCGGAGAATACTTAATGTCATCATAGAATATAAGCGGTCTGCCAACAGGACTATGCGTTTCAGTTGCTTGAAACGTAGGGTCGCAAACAAAATGATGATCTACATGAGTAAAGATATTATAATTGTCATGTCCAGTGATAACAAATTGTGGAATACCAGTGCGTTCAAGCACATAATTACCTAACCAAGGCATTGTTGTTGGATGATGATTCCAAATAATACCATCAATAATAGATTCTTCAAAATAATTAAAGAAACCATTTTGATGATCAACTTCGACAAGTTCAAACTTATACTTCTTGCTTTGTTTAAGGATATTGAAAGAAAACAAACCATAGGTATGAATCCCACAGTTTGTTTCGCTATTCATTACGATTGCAATTTTACGCATTCTTAAAACCGGCAACCTGCTTATTGTTTTTAATATCAGAAATAGCAGTTTCAATAATTCGCACTGCTGGACTTGCATAAGTTACAATACTGCTGCGGAAATCTGCAGCAATATCTAAACCATATGGTAACGTGTCTTCTGGTTTATGACTAAAATTAATAAAAACTTTATTCTTGTCAAGCAAGTTATCCTTAGTATTAGCATAAGTGAATGGACCGCTGTTTTTCCCTACAATCAAATTAACTTTAGTTGAAAGATAAGAAATGTCACATAGGTCACATGCATCGCTAAAAATATCGTTAGTAAAGATAATATTGTTAAGTTTAGTATCAAACTTTTCGGTAGCTACGAATGTATCTGTAGTATGATTAGCAGCAACATATTCAATAATCTTTTGCATATTGTCCATACTACTTTGCTTACTAGCTACTTCGCTATTACAGAATAGATATACATTACCTGAAAATTTATAATTATCTACCGCAGCACGATTATACTTACTATAATCAATCTGTGGAACATAATCCCACACATTATCACTTAGTTTGAGGTCAATTCCAAATTGCTGACGAAGATTATTGTAACACTCGCCCACAATGCGGTGATGGCTAATGTAAGAAGGATGGGTGTTAGCCCATAATCCCATATATGATCCCACCCATGTATTAATAAGAATGGTATCGTCGTCACTGCCAAAACGGTTCCACTGATTGATGCCATCAAGAACCGTCGCATTATTTTCTTCATCTAGTGTCTCCACAAGGTCAATAATTGCACGAGGATTCTTCTTGTGTGCATAATAGAAGTTTGATTGCGGCATCTGTCGTTTGATATCGGCAACCCATCCTCTTGTAGAGAATAAGTCACCGTAATGCCAATGATTGAAGAATACTATGTTCTCCATAGATTATCCAATAACCTGAAAGGTTGGACATGGGACAACTAGCTTACCGCCATTGGCGATAAAATCTTGCTCACGCTTGACAAACTCATCAACAAAATGCCAAGGAAGAACAAGCAAGTAATCTGGGTTTGCTGCTCGCATCTCTGCTTCGCTTACGATTGGAATATTAGTTCCAACAGTCTGCAACCCAAACTTATAAGGCGAACGTTCAGCGATAGCAATCATTAAATCTGGTGTGATACCAAACAACTGTAGGAGCGTATTGCCCTTAGTTGATGCACCATATCCATAAACCTTCTTGCCTTCTGCCTTAGCTTGATGCAAGAAATCAAGAACCTGCTGCTTCAATGACCAGATATTATCACCAAAGTCCTTCCAAAGGTTTTCGTCAGTGATGTCCCATGACTGCTTTTCATAAGCAAGAGTTGAGTTAATACGGAATTCGCATACGTCACGAACTTGCTGTGTAGCAAAGGTTTTTTCATCGCTGCTAGCCTTTTGGAAGGTAACACGGAATGAACCGCCATTCGTGTCATTCAATGAACAATCACGTAACACAAAGCCTTCATCTTCAAACAACTTCTTAATGCTACGAAGGTCATAGTAATAAACATGTTCATGGCAGATGTTATCAAATGCCAACTGCTTCAACATAAGCGGAGTATAACTCATTTGAAGAACAAATACACCATCTTCTGCAAGAATAGAATGAGCATCACGGATGAAAGGACGTGGATCAGCAAGATCGTAGAACATGGCAATACAAGTAATAACTTTTGCCTTTTCATTGCCATAGCCAAGACTATCATAGGCTTCACGACTAAAGAAGTCTTGTTTTACTTCGGCAACCTTGCTGCTTTCTTCCAAATATGAATCATCGGCAGGATCAATGCCCAACTTAATCATATTATCAGGTACTTGACGAAGTAGCGTACCATCGTTACAAGCAATATCCAACCAGATATCACCATTATTAATCTTTACACGACTTGTAATCTCGCTTACAATTTCGCCTAATTGTTTTGTCATGCTTGTGTTGATACCACTACGATACCAATACTGTCCATACATCTTGTCAAGTGGAGCAACGCCATCGAGACGAACTGCTCCCATAGTCTCGTCAAGATACAAATCAAGACTCCATGGTTTTGTTTCACGCATTTCTGCGCCTGGTTTCATAAAATCACTTACATAGTGATCGCCTAATTCTAAAATCTTCTTCATTGATTATTCCTCATGTATAACTTTTTGCTTCTACGATAGTGCTATTGCACTTTTTGTTGATGGTTTGTTTAATTTGCGCACGACGGGTATTAGCAGCATAGGTAGAACTTGCAATACGAACAAAGTCAGTATCATATGGTTTCTTGTCTTCGGTAGAACCATATGTTCTGGCAAGGTCTTCATTACGCCAAATAACCTTATTAACTTCTAACAATTCTGCAATTTCTTGAGCCAAATCAACGTCCTCAAATTTTCCAGTAAGTGAGGTAAGTTCGCTTAACTCACGTCTGACATGATTTAGTTTATCAAAATCTGCAATCTCTTGCAATTTAATTTGAAGAATTGTAATCTTATCATACAATTCTCCAACGCCGATTGGAGCAAGAATCATGCTCATAGATATGCCTTTGCAAGTTTCAAATCAGTTTCGCACATATCATTGACCAATGCTTGCAAATCATACTCTGGTGACCAGTTAAGAACCTGACGAACCTTAGTAGCATCACCTTGAATATTGACAACATCAACAGGACGATAAAATTCTGGATTTACCTGAATCATAATGTCACCAGTTGCAGCGTTACGGGCAACTTCATCAACACCACTGCCTTCCCACTTAAGGGTAATACCGAAGTACTGAGCAGTAAGGTTACAGAAATCACGAATGCTGCTCTGAATACCAGTTGCAACAACATAATCATCTGGCGTATCATGCTGCAACATCATCCACATTGCACGAACATAATCCTTGGCATGTCCCCAATCACGAAGTGAGTCCATGTTACCAAGTTCCAACACCTTCTGCTTACCCAATACCATGTTGGCAAATGCCTTAGTAATCTTACGAGTAACAAAAAGTTCGCCACGACGAGGAGATTCATGGTTGAATAGAAGACCATTGCAACCAAAAATCTTATAACTTTCACGATAATTTACCGTGATCCAATAAGCATACAACTTGGCTGCGCTATATGGTGAGCCAGGATAGAAAGGAGTATCTTCCTTCTGTGGATTAAATTTCTGGATACCAAACATTTCACTAGTCGATGCCTGATAAAACTTGGTATCGTTCTGCATCTTAAGCGCACGGATGCTATCAAGAATACGCAGCGGTCCAAGAGCATTTGTATCACCAGTAAGTTCTGGCATATCAAATGATACCTTGACATGGCTTTGTGCAGCAAGATTATAAATCTCGTCTGGACGAACCTTGTCAATAAGATTGCGAATACTGTTTGAATCGCTCAAATCACCATTGTGAAACTTAACCTGATCCTTAACATTTTGAATATTAGGATGGTCAAAGTTTGCGCTACGACGGATAAGACCGTGAACTTCGTAACCTTTGTCTAATAGTAGTTCTGCTAGATAACTGCCGTCTTGACCAGCAATGCCTGTAATAAGTGCTTTCTTCATGTTTTCCTCGTTGATATCTTGTATATATTACTGATTATACACTTAATTAAATAATTAAGATATATTAAAATCTTCCATGCCAGCAGTTTTTAACTTAACTAAATGACCTAGCATAAAGTTCTTACTTTCCATTGCTTTCATGATTCCTAACCACTTATTTCGCAGTAAGGCTACTTCGTTGATGATGGTTTCAAAGTCAATAACTTCTTCTTCACCATCAACGTATTTTTCTGCATCACGTGCAGTTAGCGCACGAGCATAATGTTCTAAGTATTTTTGGAAATGTTTGCGGCGAATCTTACGCAGTTGAATGTTCAAATGATTAAGAATAGCCTCAATTTCTTGCAATTGATTAAAACGGTGTTCGGTAATACCAGGTAAGCCACTGATATTCTTTTCTACATTGCCGTAGATACCAATATCACGCTTTGCCGTTTCTAATTCCCGTTCATAGTGTTCTATGAAGTTAGGAATAT